CTGCATCTTGGCGGCCATCTTGATTTGATCGGGAGCCTGGAAGGGCGAGTATTGAAGCTGGCGACCGCTGGTGCTGTTCATCCGGCCACCGAGTAGATCGTCACCTGCGTGCCGGGGTACAGGAGCGTGACGCTTTCACCCGTGAGGTGATTTGATGCGATGAACAGGTCGACGTAGGAATTGCCTGCCGCATCGTACTCGCTTCCGTACTCCGTGCACGCGATCTCGAAGGGCACTCGCGGGCGGTCAAGGGTGAACGTGTATGCCACCTTGAGGTCGAAGATCACCGACAGGAGGTATTGCAGCGTGAGTCCTACAAGCTGCGCAAGGTCGGTGTAGGTTGTGCTGAACGTGACATACGACTGCGTGATGTCGTTCGCGGCACTTGCATTTTGCACGGCATCCAGTGCCGAAAGCACGTCCTGCCAGAGGGAGGAGATATTGTTGATCGCGGTCACCGCTTCCTCGCGCGTGGCAGGGGCGTTGTTTGCAACCGCAAGGCATGCGCCGGTCACCGCCGCGCCGAGGATCATCTCGTTGGTCTGCGTGGCGGCGATTCCCGACGGGGTGATCAGTCCCGTGATCGAATCCACTATGTCGCCGATGAACTGCGTGTAGCCTGCGACAAGCGCGGTCTCGGTTGCGGCCACCGCAGCGGGTGCCTGCACGATGGTCTGAAACAATTGCGCCAGGGTATCCAGTGCAAGCCCGGGGGCGGCGATTGCCGCGACAAGCTGTTGGTAGGTCTGGCTGATTGCCCCCTGCACGAGTGAGGCTGTTGCGACGATTGACTGCAACGTGGAAAGGCCGAGGAAGTTGAGTCCCTGCTGCAAGCCCGAGAAAACGGTCTGCGAGATGTTCGTCGCCGCGGTGTTGATCTGTGCAAGTTCCGCCTGCGCGGATGCGTTTGCCGTCTCCGCCTGTGCGACGATCTGTGCGCCGAGCTCGCCGACGGAAGTCCCTATGCTGTCATCGGCGGGCTCGATCCACGTCGTTTCCACCTGCGTGATGTTTCCCGAGTCAACGGGGTGCGCGAGAATCTTTACCGTAATGCCTTGCAGGTTGTGCGTGCCGTAGACGGGATGCTGTACGGCCCAGTTGCCGCGCTGTGCGAGGAAATCTTTCGCAAAGGCCATCGCGGTGAGGTCGTTGTTGTCGCCTTCGAAGGTCAACGTCAGCGGCCATGACAGGCCGTCGGCGCCGAGGTCCTGGACCTTCACCCCGTCGTACAGCGGGTAGCGGAACTGCGGGACTGCCTTCGCACCCGAGATGTCATCGCCGCGCCAGTAGCATGAGTATTGCGTTACGCCGTTGGGAGCGGTGAGCGTGATGAGCGGCTGGAGGCGTTGCATCCACGGGATCGAAGGTATGTCGCTCATCTATCCTTCGCTCTGATAGCCAGGGTGTCCGGTGATGGGGGGGGCTACGTAAACTTGAGAACTCACGCCGGGAGCCCTTGAATTATCGACATTCACCTGGTTGATGAAATTCCAATTCGACATGCCGCCTTCGTTCGGTGCGCGCGCGGGACCTGCAATGTGTCCGGCATTAGCTCCGCCTCCGACCCCAAGCAAATCAAGGGCGATCCCAATAGGACCCGCTGCCTTGATAAGATCCTTGAACGAGCTGAGTCCCTTGCCTTGGATGAGATCAATAATCGTCTGTATGACAGAGGCGACCAAGAGGAACGGCTCCGCAAGGGCAGCCATGGCAATCTTTATCCAAGGATTCCCGAAAAGCTTATTGAACCAATTCCATGAAGCTTCGAGGGCAGAGGTGATCTCGTGCCAGTAGCGGATGACGATGAGGACCTCAACGATCATCGCCTGGATTGCAAGGGTGATCAGCCCGATGGGGTTTGCATCCAGCGCGGCGTCCAGCGCGATCTGCGCGGCGATCCATCCGAGATATACGGCGCCGAGCACGGGCCAGTTGCTGATGAGCCATCCTGCCGCCTTCAAGAGAAATTGCAAAACGGGGCGCGCGTTTTCAAGGGCGGTTGCAAATCGGTCGATGAAGTTCTCGATCTTGGTGGCGATGATCTCGCGGTTCGCATCGAGCCATTTCATGATCGGGGGCAGATACTTCTCGGCGAGTGTTATGGCAAAAGAAAGAACGCGATCCTTTAGCGCCTGCACGTTTTCCTTGAGGTCGATCATGTTCTTTCGGAAAACATCGGCTGAAGAAAGTGCCTTGTCGGATATAACATCCTTCGCCGAGGCTTTCAGCTTCTCAAGTCCCGCGCTGCCCTCAAGGAGCATGGGGAGCATTTCTTGCCCCGAGCGGCCGAACACCGCGGTCACTATTGCCGCCTGTTTCATCTTGTCCGAGGTTCGGGCCACGGCGTCGGCCACCATCATGAAGGCTTGATCCGATGATTTTACCGTGCGCAACTGAGCGCCCAGCGGTCCGTCAAGGCGCATGACCTGATGGATGAGTGGGCCCATGCCGCGCTCGCCGAGGCCAATGGCCTTGTTCAGCTTTTCTAATCCGCCCCTCATTATATCAATAGGGGTTCCCGTAATCTTTGCGGCGTAAGAGAGGCGCTGGAATGAGTCCGCGGATATGCCGAGTATCTTTGAGGTTCGTTCGATTTGATCTCCGCGCTCTGCAAACTCTCCGAGCATTTTGGGAAGCTCGCCGAGCATTCCAACTGCTTTCTGAATTGCTGACGATGCAAGATTCCCGGCAAGGACGCCCTTGAAGATCGACCCGAAATGGCCGACGTTCTTTTCCATGCGAGCAAAGACGCCGCTCAATTTGTCGGTAGCTGATATTGTGGCGCGAACGGCAAAATCAGGCACTTACTTTCCTTTCAGCTTCCGCGCGGCATCTTCCTCGGCCCTTCTCATCAGGTTATGCCAGTCGTTCCAATAGTGGATGCTCCCGAAGCTCATGCCTTCGATCTCTGAGGGTATTGCCCCCCGGTAGAACAGATTGCCCATCCACTGGTGCATCCGCTCTACCCCGCGATAAAAACCGCGCCCAGGCACTCCACCACCGATATGTCGACGCTCTTGAGGTCCTTGAATGCGTCGATCGGAAGGCCCGAAAGTGAAGCCATCAGGGAGTAGATGCGCGTGTAGGCGGCGGTTGCCTTGTGCTCGTCCATGGCGATTTTGTGCTTGCCGTGGACCTCGGCATAGGTGACGGCCTTGACCTCGCCCGGCGGGTAAAGGAAGTTCTGCCGCACCTTGAACTCCGCGCCGTCCTTGACGTTCTCCACGAGCCCCAGACGGCAGAAGCGGATAAGCTTTGCCCTCACCTGCTCTACGTCTGCGGCATCGATCTGGTAATGATCCAGCAGTTCGTCAATCTCGGCGGTTGCCACGTCCTCGGAAAGCTTGTATTCCATGTCTCACCTCCATGAAAGTTTCGATCAGTTGTTTGCGATGTTCACGAGCGTCACGCGCTCTGCGGCGTTGCACTCGATGATGACATCGCGCAACTCGCTTACCACGCGCGTCATCTTTCGGATGTTCGAGCCCGATGTGGCGACCGCCTCGTTTTTGAAGTTCGACGGTATCATCGTCACGTCAGTGTCACCGATCACGCGATAGGGCACACCCGCGATATCAATATTCCGCAGCGACCCAGAGGTGTCGGTAAGCGAGCCGACGAAAGTCTGCCAGACGTTGTTACGCGGGAACAGGGTCAACGTCATTTTCTGGTCGGCAGACTTCCAGTCCTCGATGTGAATGAAGCCAGCGGTTACGATGATCGTGCCGTCGGCGAAGGTTGCGGAAAGCGTGACATCAGCCATTGGTTACCCCCTGCGCGGCGGCGATATCGGGGCGCGTGAACAGGAGCATGCCCAGTGCAAGCTCGATGATGTCAGCGGGCGTGCGCGCTGCCCCGTCAAGCCCTTGAAGGTATGCGGCAATCGCCGTGATCTGCGCGGCGTCGGCCTCGGTTACCTGTACGTCTTCCATTTCATCCTCCCCCTTAGCTCACCGCGGCCAGCGAGATATCGAAGTTGAACGTGCTGTCGATGATGTTGCCGACACCCGAGAGGATCCCGGGGAGCGAGCACGTGAAGCCGTCCCCCGCGGGCCGAAGCGTGACCGCCGGTGTGGTCGTCGACATCAGGCCGTTGATCGTGGTTGTGGCGTTGTAAATCCACGCCTTGCCGTACCAGAGAAGCGCAAGCCCTACCAGCTCGGCGGTGACATCGTTGACGTCGCGTACCCACTGTTTCGCGTAGGGGTCGGTGACCTGCGATTTGTCCTGCACGATGGTAAAGCCCGTCCACTTGGCGTTACGGAACGTGGAGATCATGCTCCAGATGATGTTTTGCAGCTTACAGAGGTTCACCCATTCGCGGTAGCCGTTGGAGGTTGCCGCCACCGATGCGTTGCCACTGTAGAAGGTGACGACGTTCTGCAACACCACGTAGCCGCCCTGCACGATGGTAGGCGAAATGCCTGCCTTGACCGCCGAGTCGCGGTTGGCGTACTGCGTCGTCCACATCCCTGTCGGCCCGGCTTCCACGCCCGAAAGCACTACCCCGACATAGGGACGCGAGGAAACGGATGCGGCACGCGCGTTGATTGCGGCCGTCGCGTTGGCGGCGATCTCGCAGGGGTGCGTGCGCGAGCCGGGGACGCAGAGGATGGCGTCGGTTCGGTCGTACGTGTTGGTCGTGGCAAACGATGTGAGCGCCGAGGGAAGGGAGGCGGAGTTCGTCACGTCCCCGAGGATGCAGCGGAAGGGCTTGCCCACGAGGTGATCGTAGCATCCGATCGGAGGCGATGCGTTGGCAAGGCCGTTGTACGCGCTTATCGCCGCGGTCGTGGTCTGGTCCTGCGCGGTGGTCGTCATGGTGGTGCCCGCGGCAAGGTAGCCGTGCACGAGGTCGGTCATCCAGTTGCCGTTGGGCAGCGTGTTCGCGTTCGACCCGTTCAGCGTCCCCAGGCCGTTGGACAGAGCATTCGCCATGACGGGGACGCCCGTTCCGCCTGAGAGTGCGGTGACCACCACGGAGACGCCCGTGGGAAGTGCGTCGCCTGACTGGATGTTGATCGCCACGGGGATCGAGTTGCCCCACGGCCCTTTCGAGTTCGAGGTCAGCGTCACGGTTGCACCACCCGTTGCCACGCAGGGGCAGGTGAGGTCGGCGTTGATGAGTGCAAGCAGGTTGCCGCCGATGGTCGCCGCACTGTCACCGTTGTTCACGGTCACCGCGTAGCGGATGTTGTCGACGTAGACGGCAAGCACGCCGGCGGCCGTTGCCGGGCCGGTGATTGCAAACGTCGAGGAGGTTGCAGCCGCGCCTCCGACTTCCGCCTGCGGGATGACCCATACTTGAGGGCCGCCGGCGCCGAGGCCCGCGAAGATGGCCGTTGCAAGGCGATGGATCATGTAGCCGCTGCCGAACAGCTGGCCGATCAGCGTCAACGAGGTATACGGACCGTAGGCGGTCTCTGCCGTGAGCCCCGCGGCAAGTGCCGGGTTGAAGGTGCCTACGATGACGATGTTCCGCTGGATGTCCTGGACGGCGGGTGCAAACTGTGTGTTCTGTACGCCACCGCCTGCCGCAGCGGCCTCAGAGGTCAGTGATAGTGGCATGCGTTACTCCTTGCTCATGGGCTTGACTTCGCCCCCTGTTGCGCGGGGTCATAGACGGCCCCCGTGATATCGGCGGTCTCATTCAACGTCACGTCGATTGCGTTCTTGCCGGCGGGCGTTCCGATGACCCCCGCGGTCGTCTCGCTTCCGAGGCACGAGTAGTCCATGGTGCCCGTGAGGATGACGTACTCACCGACGGGCGCGGGGTGTTCCTTGGAGATGTTGTCGATCCAGCGGTCGGAGATTCCGATGGGCGGGGTGAGGCCGAGCTGCTGGTTGACGGGGTTGATGAGGATCTGCCAGACGATCTCTGCAAGCTGATCCCAGTATTCGTCGGCGACAATCCCCGCCGTCTGCGATGCGGCAAGGGCGGCCATACGTTGCGCGCCCGTTGCCGTGACGTTGGGGTTCAGCACCGACAGGTCCATGGAGGCCTGCGCGGAAAGCTCAAGCTGCACGGTAAAGGTCATCGCGTGTTTCCACGGCCCCGAGAGCCAGCCCGAGCGAGCCTTGTCGAGGCGCCGCGCGAGTAAAAAACAGACACATGCCGAAGCGTGCCCAGTATTTCCTCTGCCGCGTGCGACTG